TACCTAATCCTGTTCTTCCTGCTGCTGATGCAATTTGTCCACCAACTGACGCTGCAGCGCTCGCAGCTTGAGAACCTAATTGAGTTCCAGACCATTCTTCCCAAATAATAACTTCGTTATCGTTTAATTTTCTTGGAATAGGTAATTTAATCTCACCACCAAACGAAATAGCTCCACCAGTGGCTAATGCATATTCGTATTTCATAAATGATAAATTAGTATAAAACTGTCTACTTCCTTGAGCTAGATCGTTAGGAAAAGCAGAAGAATCTTTATTATTTCTACCTGGTGGCGTGGGAAAATTAGATAACTGGGCCATGGCTTCCTTTAGTATGAATAAATACTCTTTTATCTTATTTATTATATTGTTAGAACATGGCTACATATAAAGGTTTTTTTAAACCAAAAAACCCACAGAAATATAAGGGCGATCCTACTAATATTGTATATAGGTCTCGTTGGGAATTGTTGGTTATGGGTCGATTTGATAATGACCCTAATGTTATATGGTGGTCCTCAGAGGAAACCGTAATACCTTATCGTTCGCCGATTGATAACAGAATCCATAAATACTATGTCGATTTTACTGCTAGGTTAAATACTTACGAGGGTAAAACGAAAACTATACTTGTTGAGGTCAAACCATACACCCAAACTAGACCTCCTGTATTATCTGAAAGTAAAAAGAAATCTCGTAGGTATATTACCGAAGTAATGACTTGGGGAGTTAATTCTGCTAAGTGGAAAGCAGCCCAAGAATATTGTAAAGATAGAGGTTATGAGTTTATTATTATGACCGAAAACGAGCTAGGACTTAAAAATTAATGTCAAACGCCTTTTCAAAAATGTTAAGATTGACAGCTAAAAATTTAGCTAGTCAGTCTCTTGATGCGAGTAATTGGTTTAAGGACCAAGTAGATGATATTCAAAAAGGTAAAACCCCTCCCCCAAGAGATCCGAATAATATATTTAAAAAATTCTCTATGCCTCAAATTGGTGGTATGTATCTATACCTTTACGATCCAAAAACTAAAGACACATTACCTTTCTGGGATATGTATCCCTTAGTTCTTCCTGTCGAAATGTATGTTGATGGGTTTTTAGGTATAAACCTTCATTATCTACCTCCATTAGCGAGAGTTAATTTATTAGGAGCTCTTGTTGATATAACCGATGCTAATAAATATAACGAAACAAAAAGATTGAATATTTCTTATGAATTATTGAGTAGATATTCTAACCAATTAAAAGGAGCTAATGGCTGTTTGAAACGATATCTTTTCGCTCAAGTCAGAAGTTCGTTTCATAACGTTGATCCTTTAGATTGGCAAAAAGCTGCCTTACTACCATTACAAAGATGGAAAATCAATCCTAGCAAAACATATGCTAGTTCACCACCTTACTAGGAATTAAAATGTCTTTTAATATAAACAGATTTTTAACTAACATTAGAGACTTTGGTTATCTAGATAATAACTCATTTACTGTAATGGTACAGACTCCCCCTGTTATGGCTAACGCTTTCATGAATAATCAGGGAACTCCTACATCATTAGCTCAAATAACAAAAAATATGAGTTTTAGAATTGATCAGGTTAGAGCTCCTGGTATTTCTTTAGCAACAGCCGATATCAATCGTTATGGTATTGGTCCGACCCAGAAACAACCATTCAGCGCTCAATTTCAAGAAGTAAATATTTCTGTCCTTGGCGACCACTATTGCGAGTTTTGGCAATATTGGTATAATTGGGAAAGAGCAGTTTTTCAATTCAACGGAACGTCAAATGGTGGTCAAGCCCCAAACTATACAGCTGAATATAAAGATCAATATTCTTCAACTATCGTTATTTTTATTCATGATCATTACGGAAACATAATACAAAAGATAAATTTATTTGAAGCGTATCCAACTGCTCTTAGAGAGGTTCCTCTATCATGGGGAGATTCTAATCTAATGAAAATTAACGTTCAGATAGCATATACAGAATATACTATCGAGAACACTTCAATACAACAAAATCAACCACAAGGTACTAGAACAGTCAGCGGAAAACAAACAGAACAAGTATCTTTTTAATAATGGAGTTATTATATGTCTTTGCCGAAAATTGATTATCCTGTTTTCAAAATTAATATCCCTTCTTTAAAAAAGGACACACAATTTAGACCATTCCTTGTAAAAGAAGAAAAACTACTTTTAATGGCCAAAGAAAGTGAAAATGCATCAGATGTTCTTTCTGCAATAAAACAAATTATCAATAATTGTTGTTTAGACCCGAAAATGGACATCAATAAACTGGCTTTATTTGATTTAGAGTTCATTTTTTTAAAATTAAGGGCTATTTCGGTAGATAACGTAATTAAAGTTTCGTATAAAGACAACGAAGATGGTAAAGTTTATGATTTTGAGATAAATTTAGACGAAGTTAAGATAAAATATCCGGAAAAAATAGATAATAACATAAAAATTACCGGAAAATCGGGAATTATTATGAAATATCCATCTGCAGCGCTGTATGATGATGCGGAATTTCTAAATTTAGAAAAAGATTATATGTTCGAACTAATTATTCGTTGTATCGAATCAATTTATTACGACGATCAGGTATATCAGGCCAAAGATTATAAAAAATCTGAGTTAGTTGAGTTTTTGGATAATTTAAACATCAAAGTTTTTGAACAAATTCAGAATTTTTTAATAAATGTACCTAAAATGGAGCATAAAATTGAATACAAAAACGAGAAAGGTAACACTCGCGAGATTATGTTAAGCTCGTTAAATGATTTTTTTACGTGGCGCTGAGTCATACTTCGTTAGGAAATTATTTCTCAACGATTTTCTCTTTGGCTCAGCATCATAAATATTCAATTAGTGAAATCGAAAGTCTTATACCGTTTGAAAGAGACATTTATGTTCAGATGTTAGTTGATTATCTTAGACAGGTAGAAGAAGCAAAGAACAAAAATAACGGATAACAAATGGCAACAGTAGAATTAGCAGAAATATCTAGAAGTTTAAGATCCGTAATGGGAGAAACTGCTGGTCAATTTAGACAAGCAGCCAGAGAAGGTAATGCTAGTCTAGAAAAAGTAGTGAAAGATATTGCTAAAACTTTTGCTGCTCAAAGAAAAGATTTAACAGAATTAGTTAATTCTATAGAGGAAGGAACTCACGAATCTCAACAGACAGCTAGTAAAATAGACACTCTTACCAGTTTATTTCAAGAATCAGTTTCATTATTAACTAGTATGCGAGAAGACATGAAACTTATGTCTAATCGTATTAAAATTTTAAACGATAGCACCGTAAGTTTAAACAATAACATAAATCAATCATTAGTCGGTGGAACAAATAGTGTTTTAAGTGGAATTACAAATATGAGTTCCTCTGTGACAAAAGCAATAGGAACAATAGCTGTTGCTGGCGCAGCGGGAACTGGAGCTTATTTGTTAAACTCTAGTGGTTCAACTCCAAAAACTAACTATTCTGCTAGCGAAAGTGCTGCAAAAACATCAGCTGAAAAATACGCAGGAAGATCATTATCAGATAATGAATGGTCTGAATTAGTAAGAGCAACTAACGCAGAAGCTGGTAAAGGAAATCAAACAGAAGCTGCTATGGTCATGGCTTCTATAATCAATAGATCAAGAGATAGCGGTAAATCTATTGAACAAACACTAAGACAACCAAACCAATTCCAAGCTGTAACAGGAACTTCTGCTAACCCAGGTCCAAGCGCCAATTTCACTAGAGCGCCTGATGAAAAAAGAGCAGAGCAGATTTATGGCGCTGCTGCTAATATTTTAGAAAAAGTCAGTAAACAACAAAAAGATTTTACTGCTTATAGCCCAGCTGCTTATGGTGCAGGAACAAACATTGGTTACAGAAATAAAATGTTAGCAGCTGGCGGTTCAGTTGTTGGAGCTTCTGTTTTTAATACTTCTGCTCCAACAATTTCCGATAGTGTTACTCCACAATCATCTCCTGTTGCTTCTGCTGATGCTCCTAGAGTAGATTCTATGTCAGGATTCCATACAGCAGGAGGAGGACATGGAGGTCACGGCGAAGAAGGAAAATTATCTGGCGTTCAACCTGGAATTTTAGAAAAATTTAACCAAATACAATCTCAATCTGGAACGTCATTAAACGTTACTTCTGGATTTAGAGATCCTGCACATAATGCTGCTGTTGGTGGCGCTCAAAATTCTGCCCATACTAGAGGAAATGCAGTTGATGTTACATTCAGCGGAGGAGTTCCAGAAACTCTAAAATTGATTGATACAGCATCAAAAGCAGGAATTGGCGGTATTGGTGTTTATCGTCCTGGTGTTCTTCATTTTGATACAGAATCAAAACGTGCTTGGGGACCAGATTATCATCTACAGAGTGTTCCTGATTGGGCAAAAGAAGCAATACAAAAACATTTAGGCGGAGGAACAGGTTCTAATAATAAAGCAGAAGGGTTATCGACAACAACTCCAGTATCTAGTGGAGGAGCTTTAACTCCTGGTTCTAGAGCAGCCGAAGCCCCAACACAAGCAGGTGCGACTCCTGTAAGTCAATCACCAATAGCACAAACATTGTTAGGGCCACAGGCTGCTGGAATTCCTATGGGTCAAATGATGGGGATGATTGGAGGAATGATGCCTGGTGGTATGGGAGGGATTATTAGTTCTCTAGCTCCAATGTTAATGTCTGCATTAGGATCTATAGATCTAGGCGGTATGTCTCAAACGGCACAAAATGTCCCTACGCAAGACCCTATAGCAGAACTATTAGGTTCTCTTTCCGGAAGCGCTCAAAACTCTCAGATGTTAAGTCAGGCAGCGGTTCAGAAACAAGCTCAACAAGAAACTAATATACAGGAAACAGCTGCAGCTAATAATCCAAAATATACTCCGGGTATCGGTCAGCAGAATATTTCAATGGGAAGCGATCAATCTGGATATGCTTATAACCTTCCTTCAGACACTGGTTGGCCAGATTGGTTACAAGCTCTTGGTGGTAATCATTATAAAGAAATGGCTAGCATTAAAACTAATCTTTCTTGGTCATAAAAAAGGGGACCGAAGTCCCCTTAATCTTAATCGTTAGCAAGTTTTTTAAAAAACTCCAAAGACTCATCGTCTTCTTCATCATCACCAGAATACTTTGGTGCATGACTCGCCTTAAAAGAAGGTGCAGAGGCTTCATCAATATCTAATTCTTCTGCACGAGCACGCTTGGCCGGAGCAGAGTCTTCGGCAAGAACCTTAGACAAACGAGCCTGAAGTTCTTCATAAGTTTTGAAGTTCGTAGAAGCAATAAACTCCTGAAGAGAATGTTCCTTCTTCCAGATTACCTCTAATTCCTCATCGTCCTTAAGAAGAGGACCTGGCTTATCAAACTCTGACTTATCATAATTACGATAACCTTCGAGATTTCGGATCTTCAACTTGAAATTAGCACCAGCCCAAAGATCAAATGGATTGATTGCTTCTTCGTCAGCAAACTGAGGCTCAATAGCTTCCTTCAGCTTATCAAAGATCTTCTTGCCATACTTATAGAGGAAAACCTTACCTTCATTAGCAGGATTACCAGAATCCGCGACAACATAGATATTACTGATAAAGTGAAGACGCCGCTTCTGCTTACGGGCAATATCCTTGTTAGCTTCAATTCCAGAGTTCCAGAGCTTAGAATTATACTCTGAAACCGGATCGTTCTTGCCAAGAGTGGTCAAAGAGTTCTCGATATACCAACCACCTGGTCCTTGAAAACCATGATCAAAGATACGAACAAAAGGAACGTCTTCTCCTTCCTTCGGAGGAAGGAAACGAATAACAGCATAACCGTTACCAGCCTTATCTACAGTCGGAGTCCAAAAACGG